ACAAAAATGCATTATCATTCTAATATAAGGCAGTATATTTAATTCAATCCATATTAAGGTTCCTAATAGCCTTATTTCCAAATTACATATTAAAGGAGAACAATAATGTCAAAAGACTTATTAAGAGAAGCTATTGCTGACGCAAAGGCCGTTAGAGAAACTGCAATTGCAAATGCAAGATTAGCTTTAGAAGAAGCTTTTACTCCGAAACTACAAAGTATGCTTTCTGCTAAGATTCAAGAAGAAGATGAACTAGAAGAAGATGAACTAGATGCTGAAGATACAGCTCCAGTTGAAGATGAAACAGCAGTTGCTGATGATTCAACATCAGGCGATGTACCAGATGACTCTACAGAAGTTGGCGTTCAAAGTGATGAAACTGAAGATACAGGATCAGATGAACCAGCAGAAGAAACATACGAAGATAGTGAAGAAGTAGAAGAAGATGAAGAACTAGAAGAAGGCGAAGAAGAAGTTGCTGAAGAAGACGAAGAAGAAGTAACTGAAATCGATGCTGAACTTGAAGAGATCATCAAAGAACTAGAGGGCGAGGAAGAAGTAACTGAAGGCGAAGAAGTTGAAGAGGAAGAAGATCTTGAAGAAGATATTGAACTTGATACTACAAAAGCTAACGGAACAGATTTAACTGAAGATGAAGACGAAGTTGAAGAAAACCTTGACCTTGACGAAGTACTCAGATCATTACAAGAAGAAGATGAAATGGAAGAAGACGAAGAAGAAGTTGAAGAAAACGACGAGTTAGAAGAAGCTTACAATACTATTAGATCATTGAAAGCAACTATTAATGAAGTTAATTTACTTAACGCTAAACTTTTATTCTCAAATAAACTTTTCAGAAATAATAATTTGAATGTATCGCAAAAAATGAAAGTAATCGAAACTTTCGATAGAGCAAATTCTGTAAGAGAAGTTAAATTAGTTTATTCTACTTTATCTGAATCTTTATCAGCATATACTCCATCAAGAAAGAAAAGAGTAACTGAAGGCTTTGCATCAAAAACTTCAAAATCAACCGCACCTAAAAAAGGTGTAATAGTTGAAAATAACGACTTTGCTAATAGAATGAAAAAATTAGCTGGTCTATTGTAAAACGAATAATAATTTAGAAATTAAGAGGAGACATAAAAATGTCAAATAAAATTTCAAATTTACTACAAGAAAGCAACAATACATTCCGTGAACAACGAAATGAAACTAAAGCTTTAGTTAGTAAATGGAACTCAACTGGTCTTCTTGAAGGAATCGATGCAGAATACGATAGACACAATACTGCAATTCTTTTAGAAAACCAAGCAAAACAATTAATCTCTGAAGCAAATTCAACTGGCACTTCTTCAAAAGAAGAATGGAACGGTGTTGCCCTTCCATTAGTTAGAAGAATTTTCGGAGAGATTAGCGCTAAAGAATTTGTTAGCGTACAACCAATGAATCTACCATCAGGACTTGTATTCTGGTTAGATTTCAAATATGGTACAAATAGTCTAGGTGATGGAAATGGCTATAAATTTAATGATGGAACTGATATCTTAGGTGATACTTCATCTTCAAGTGCACCAACTGGTGGTATTTATGGAAGAGGTCAAGCTGGATATTCAGCAAAAGTAACTCAATCTGCTGGCGTAGTTACTTCAGAAGCTACTGCTTCTTGGGCAGACCTTGGCTATGATGGAGCACTTTCTGCTTCTTGTATGGCTGGAACTATTCTGAAAATTACTATGGCACACTCTGCTATGCCAACTGACTTTGATATAGACATGGTTAAAACTGTAGGTATATCATCTTCTGCTGGTGCTGCAACAAATCAATTTGATGTAGCAGATAACTTATCAGCTTACAACTACACTTCAGGAACTAACTCGTACTTCTTTACGACGAAAGCTGCTGCAGGTGGAGCTGCTATAAACACTGCAACATTATTCTACACTAGAACTCCTGCTGATAATACATCAAGAGGTGATTTCGAGGATTCAGCAATGACAGAACCAACAGCTACTGATCTTGCAATCCCGCAAATAGATGTTGCATTGAAACAAGAAGCTTTAGTTGCTAAGACTCGTAAGTTAAAAGTTGTATGGACTCCAGAGTTCGCACAAGATTTAAATGCTTACCACTCAATTGATGCTGAAGCAGAATTAACTTCAATGTTATCTGAATACATTTCAATGGAAATCGATATGGAAATCCTAGAGATGATCGATTCAGCAGCTTTACATACTGATACTTGGATAGCTTCAGTAGGTCATGTAGCTGGAACTGCTGTAGCAGCTGGTGATGATTTTACTTCTGCTCCAGTTACAACTTCAGGTGTTGCAAATGCTTCTGCTTATACACAAGCAACTTGGTTCCAAACTTTAGGAACTAAATTACAGAAAGTTTCTAATAAGATTCACGCTTCAACAATGAGAGG